ATTTCTACAGTGGTTGTAGTAGTGGAATTCATTGACCCCTGTGTAAAGTTAGGGGTGACTTGATTGGCTGCAGCTGGGCTAGTAAGTAGCAACAGCAAAAGAAGTTTTTTCATTGTTTCTTTTCACGAGTAATTGAGAAAGTTGCAAGAGTGCCACTTAGAATGCTGGCTACATAAGTAGGATCCATCTTTGGCATCCATCCCGCATAACTGGCTGTCAGGAGTCCTGCTGACCAGATAAGGACGATGAACTTGATGAATCCTGCTTTCCTTTCGTTATCTTGTTCCATGTAGTTTTAATGATGGGTTTCATAAGCATCACTAGATATTTGAACACTGACGTAGCAGCAAGGGTGGCTCCCACCGAAATGACCGATGTAGTTGCAGCCGTGGTCATGATTGTTGTTGTTGGCATCGGTACTTCGATGTCCGTAAACGGAATACTAACAATCTGTGCTTCAGGTGGAATGTTATCAGGAAGCTTTACATCTGGCTTAGCAGGTACAGCTTTCTTAGGTGTAGTTTTTGTTTTTGTTTGTTTATCCTGTGGTGCCTCGTCCTTTGCCTCAATCCCTTTGACACCAGGAGGTGGCCTAAGAGTGTTAGGAGGCACTACAAGCGGCTTATACGATGGTATTTCGGCGCTTGGTAGCTCCAGTATCGGAGCAGGTAGTGACGGCGCTTCAGGGAGGTCCCAGACGGGCAAGACGGGCGGGTCTGCCCATTCCATTAGTCAAGTGGTTTAGCTGGGAACAAACCGTTGCGGATAAATTCAACTGCTTTGTCATCAACATCGTTATCAGTTGATTCAGCAAGTTTAGTGAGAAGATCTACAATAAGTAGTTTTACTTTTTCAGATTGAATAAAAGAAAAAAGGATTGGACGGATAAGGGTGATCATAATAATTAAAGTGCGATGTATCTGAAGGCGTTGGCATACATTGTATTAGAGTCATCGTCGCCACTAATACCAACGTAATAAGTACCAGAAAAGTAATTACCAATTTGTATGACACCACCATTTGGTGAAGTACCTAATTGTGTTCCTGAAGCTTCCCAATCTTTATCACCGATTGTTACCTTGTAACGGCTACGAGATTGAGATGGCTCATGATAGAAGTGCATTGTGACCCACGTTCCATCAGAAACATACGGGGTCATTAAAACTTGTCCACTATTTGGTGCAGACATGTCATTATCAGCACTGTAGCCATAAAGAGTGGGTTTTTTACAATTATTTTGTGCAGAGATTCTGCCTGATTGTGTACCCCATTTCCAACCCCAACCAGACGTTGAAGTGTAAGTAGTATTAAATACTGCAATGCTGGCATCAGAACACCAGTTGCTTCCTCCTGGGTCTTGATCAATTCTAGTAGATAACTGGAATAAGTAATCGCCAGTAAATGCTGTCGGTAGTCTTAGTGGATATTGACCACTTCCAGCATCACCTGTAAATTTTGCACCAGTGCTATCCCATGTAAGGGTTGGTTGAGCGTTGGAACCAGTGTATTGATACATACCAGCGGGTAGTGACCCGCCAGTAAGATCAAACAAAACAGAACCATCTCCACCACCGCCAGCAGCGCGTTTTCTTTTCCTACCAGGTTTAGTTACTGATAAAGATGTTGATCCTAATCTCATCAGCCAAGCTCCGTTACTTCAAGAACGCCGTCAGTCGATGCGTCCCGAATAACGGCAATGTTTGCGCCATTAGTAATGGCAAAGTCAAGACGCTCACCATCTGCAATAAAATTAGAAGTAGATGCATTAGCAGTCTGTGCGCCTTGCCCAATAGCAAAACGAATGTCGGCACCTACGGCACGCATAGAGATGCGGTAGATGCCAGCGGTCAACGCGGTGTTAGCTGAAGAAGCGCCAGCAGCAAGCTGACGCGCCACGCCTGGATGACCTAGAAATTCAACTCTAGATGTAAAAGACATAGTTATTAAGAAGGTTCAGTAGGCCAGGTCACTGTGTGGGGAAAGCCACTAGCAGAAGGCAGGTCACGCAGACTGGTTCTATACGCTGCCCATTCAGTCTTTTTGTCAGAAGTCAAAGGGCTGTCAGGCATTTGCGTCCAGTCAGAAGCAGTCAGTTTTTGATCGCGTTCTGCACGCACTGATGCTCTAGCTTGTGCATCAATGCTGGCTCGGTATGCAGCTTCGTTGTCAGCAGCAGAAGTGACGTTACCTTCTTCGTCAGTAGTGTCAGTAAAAACTGGACCAGCGATGAACTTGGTGAACCATTTACCATCAATTTGCTCAACACCATCACGGGTGCTCACGCCATAAGGAGCAGTAACAGTTGCCTGCGCTCCATTCAGCACAGCGTCATATCCATAGCTGTCAAGAATGTCAGTTGTAATTTGCTTCGGAAAGCTTGTATTAGGGTAACTTGCCTTAAATTGGCTAACGGTGGTTACAGCACCTGATTCACGATTACGAATTTCCATAATTAGTTATTTAAGCAATTGCAAGGAACAAATACTTGCCACCACTGGTATTCATTCCAGCAGGGGCAGACGAGGTAACTGTAAATCCAGCATTCAACGGGTCAATGAAGTCACCGCCATTACCGCCAGTGCGGAAGTTAGCTTGAGTGTTAGCGTATAAATGGGGATCCTCTCCACTAACAATGCCGCTGGATGTATCGAAAACGTACCAATTACCAGCCTGATCAGTGCGTTTGATTAAGACGAACCGAGCACCTGCGGTAAATCCGCAGTCAACGTTGACATTATTACCTGATGATCCATTGTAGTTGCCGACTTTTGAAATGCCGGGTAGGGTGGCAAATAAATACATAACAAACGACCGGCCACTACCGTTAACGTTTGATCCGTTGCCCATTGGAATGGTAGTGCTTGTTGGTGCAGCGGATATGCCAGTGCTGCCAAAATTGTTTTCCAGGTGATAATCTTCTTGTAAAACTCCAAAGTTTAACCACCATTGTGAGTTAGGCGTAGTTACTTGGTTATTGAATACGTGCCATGTACCACTTGAATCTGTTCTTTTAGTAATAATTAGTTCTGGTACTGCTCCAAGATTATGAGTAAAATTACGGCTTGATCCAGTTCCTCTATAAGTCGCTATGTCAAAAAAGCCTGGGGTGCGTTTTAAACAATAATTATTTTCTGTGCCGCCAACTCCCCACAAATATGGATTTACTTTGTAGTTGTAGTCATATGCGATACTAGTAACACTTGCTGCTGATCCTCCTGCATTTGAGTCAAACCTTAGCCAATTTGTCCCTGTCAATCTATGAGTAATCATCCAACTAGAGCTGCCATCAGTTGTTTTATTCCAAACAGCATCAACATAATCGAGTGATGTGCTAAATAGGTTTGGGTTAGCAGATGTTCTAGTAACAATGTCAAGCACATCCGTACCAGCAGTCGGCGGCTTATTCGGACGGCGGATTGCTATGTAAATGTAAGTTTGCCCGCTAGAGTTAGCTCCAAGACCTGTAGAGGTAAAACCAAAACCAGACTGAGTTGGATACATAATATTAGCATAATTTTCAGCAGCTGTCGAATCTGCCCAAATATAATGGTCAGACGAACCGTCGGCCGTTAAACCCCTCATCGTGTCCATTAAATACCAATTACCATTACCAGTATGGTTTTTGAAAATAACAAATTGTGGTTCAAAACCTACGTTAATCTGTTTATATGCCGAGCCAGAACCTGTATAGCTTCCACACTTAATAATCGCTTCGTCCTCATTCGTTCCGAACGATTGATCGTCGTGTGCAAAAATATAAGCAACATATTGTTGACCATTAGTGTTTACACGATCATGCGTGCCTACGGTGAAATGCGTGGATGTTGGTTCTGTATTATTCCATATGGTATTAAGAGAATACGATTGGGTTCCTGAGTTAAATTGTATGTATCTAGTGGCTCCCATAGATTGGTGATAGCAAGTCCAATCTTCAGTTGCGCTATATCTTTTTACAATAATAAATCCAGGCTTGCTGCCAAGATTATGAGCGATATCTCGGTTGGTTCCATTGCCAGTCCACGTCACAACATCAAAGAACCCAGGCGCTTTGCGAAAGCTCCAAGAAACAAAATCGTTTCCATTCCTATTTACTTGATTGGCGGCCCCCAGCGAAAAACCATCACTGTTAAAGGATGTAATTTGCGAAGAGTTAGTTGCCTGAGCTGCTGATGTGTGGGTCATCATATACTTGTTAGCCCCCCTCTCCGTGTCGATTAGGGTATTCTCGTCAGTAGCAACTCTGTTTTTAATCCAAACAAGCCCACCTTCTCCGCTTAAATCAATACCATTTGTAATTGTCTGAGAACCACTACTAGCATTCCCCGCATACAAAAACGTACTAAACACATCATCGACATAAGGCGGACCATCACCTGCTGCACCGGCTGAACCGGCTAATCCTTGTTGAGTAATTGGATCCATAATCAGTTCACATAATCGACAAGTGCAGCACCTCTATAACGAGCACCATTATTATCAGTAGTGAAATAGAAGAGGTGAGTTTTTCCGGTTGTAAGTGTAGGTGGGGTGTCAGAATTGAACTTGACGCTAGCAGGCCAGGTAACAGTGCCAGAGCTATGCGTCAATTCAAGAGTAAAAGAACCAACAGTGCCACTTGCAGGAGGGTTAGAGAAGGTAAACGTAGAGTTACCACTGATTGTCTTAGTGAAGTAGTTACCAGTGCTCAAATCAATGTCGAGAGCACTTACAGCTTCAGCAGCCTGCTTGTAAGGACCATCGACAGTAAGACCAGCATTTAGTGTTTGAGCTGCAGTAAAGGTATTAGCTACATCGTTTTTTGTTGTGTCAGCATCAAATGCTTGTACGGTAGAGCCAATAGCAGCTGTAAGGTCTGCAGCAATCTCTGCATTGACAAAAGCAGTTGTTGCGACTTGTGTTGTATTCGTACCTTGCGAAGCTGTAGGAGCTGTAGGAGCACCAGTAAGCGCAGGGCTAGCAAGAGGAGCCAAATTAGCTGTATCAGCAGCAATTTCAGCGTTAACAAATGCTGTGGTTGCTACCTGTGTTGTGTTAGTTCCTTGTGCTGCAGTGGGCGCAGCGGGAGTGCCAGTAAAAGTAGGAGATGCTAGGGGTGCAACACCGCCAGAACCAGCAAGATCTGATACGTTTACAGTTGTATCCGAACCACTATTGTCAAAAACAATCTGGTCGGCTTTGATTTTTCCGTATGCCATGATTTAAGAAAGTACAGTTAGTTGAGAGTTTTGACCGACAGTGATAGTTACACCGGAAGCGATAGTGACCGTCGGACCCATCATTCCTGCATTGATGTTTGCACCAATAACCTTGCTTGTAGAAATAGTCTGTGGTGTTTCTACAAAAGCAGCATCAACAGTGGTAAAACCAAGGTTGCCTGAGGTATCAGATGTTAGTGATTGACCTGCAACAGTGGGCAGTGCTGTGGGCAGTGTCAATGTGTAAGTAGCGCCAGCACTGTGTGGAGGCGACTGAATAGCTACACCGTGGTTGTTATTAGAGCAGTTGAGAGTAATTTTGCCGACTTGACCACTGCTTGTGCCATCACCTTTGATAACAGGAAGGTAGTTAGTGGCGTAACGGTTCTCAGGGTCAGCAGCAAAATACTGTTTGAACTCCCAAGAGCTTGCCGAACTGCTGTACTGAAGACGTACAGTCAGGTCTGAACTGCCTGTAAATCCACTTGGTAGTCCTGAAAGTGGTGAAAATGATTGGATTCCAGTAGAATCTAGGATCTCAATACGATCTTCGTTAGCCGGGCTGCCAGGAATGGCAGCGACATTCGCTACAGGAGCGTAAAACGCAGCATTAGATACGGCAGTAGAAGCCGCATTCGCCGTTGTAACAGCATTTGAGGCGTTTGTACTGGCTGTGTTAGCTGTTGAAAGCGCCGTTGACGCATTTGAGCTGGCAGTATTAGCCGTTGAAAGTGCTGTATTTGCTTTTGCAATGGCGGTAGTAAATCCGCCAGAGCCATCTGACTCACGTGAGTTGTTAAGTGCAGCAGTCGCGTTTGTAGAAGCTGCATTTGCTGTGGACAACGCTGTAGAAGCATTGGTTGAAGCTGTATTAGCCGTATTGACAGCAGCTGTAGCGTTAGTAGACGCTGTGTTAGCAGTATTTACAGCTGTAGTTGCATTTGTAGATGCGGTATTAGCAGTTGATACGGCAGAACTAGCGGCTGTATTAGCAGTATTTGCTGTTGTAGTGGCAGAGTTTGCTGTTGTAAGCGCAGTGTTTGCCTTATCAATTGCAGAATTAAAGCCACCAGAGCCATCGCTTTCACGTGAGTTGTTTAAAGCTGTGGTTGCATTTGCACTGGCTGTATTGGCAGTTGATACAGCGTTGGATGCATTAGTTGAAGCCGTATTAGCTGTAGCACTAGCTGCATTAGCGGTTGTCACAGCAGCTGAGGCATCAGTTGTCGCAGTATCTGCAACGTCAGTAGATTCCTGCGTTACATACAACAGCTGCGTAAAGTTACTGTTCAGATCAACAGCCCGAAGAGCACTACCAGACTGGAAATCAGCCTGGATAGTTTGGTTATCCGTGTCACGAAAGATCTTAATGGACTGACCACTAGGAGGTGCAGTAGTGAACGTGACAGTACTACCAGAAACAGTAAATGCAGTAGTAGCTACGTTATTAACACGTGCTTTAATGTCAGCCGTATCAATATATTCAAAGGCGATAGTATATTGAGTTGTAGTACCATCACCTGTAGCAGTAAATGGTGAGTATGTCATGTTTTATCTAGGTATGTCA